TATATTAGATGAAGATATGCCTGGGCCATTGTGATAGAAATAGTTGTCCATTTTAGGAAAGTAAAACGCATCACCTACTACCTTATGTGGTATGTCCTCTAACATATCTGGTAGATTCATGATGCCTCCCTATCATTAATATTAAGTTTATCTATTTCTTCTTGCAGATCTTTTACTGCAACCCCTATTGACCAGATAAGATAATTAATTTTATCTCTGGCTAATTCATCTTTTATGTCCTGTTTGGACTTTGGTTTTGTGAGAGATATCATTTCATCAATAATATCAGACACAATTGATTTTGGTTTTGGTTTATCCATTACACATCTCCTTGTATATATATTGGTATATTAGCATAAATTTATGTATAATGTCTACTATGCGTAACAAAAGGAGTGAATAATATGAGTAGAAGTGGAGATTTATATATGATGTCTAGGCTTTCTTATGAACAAGCTATGGATGATTACCACAATAAAAAATCGCATTCGTTAGTGGAATCTTATAAAAAATATTATAAAGAAAACGTAGGTATGGAGTGTTGTGATCCACAGGGTGATTTAATTAATTTTTATGACGAGGATAATAGCCAGGAATCAATTATATGATAGAGTTTTTGTTCTGGTTTTGCGTAGCTGTATTTGTAATACCAGCTATATTTATCGTTGTATCAGACAGTTTTAAATGAAAGTATTAAGTTTGTTTGACGGTATGGCTTGTGGTCGTATCGCACTAGAGCAATTAGGCATACCAATAGAAAAGTATTATGCAAGTGAAATAGATAAATACGCCATACAAGTGGCTCAAGCTAACTATCCAGACATAATACAAGTTGGTGATGTGTGTAATTTAGATCCAAAAGACTATATGGATGTGGATCTAATACAAGCTGGTTCGCCATGCCAAGGATTCAGTATGGCAGGAAAGCAGTTAGCCTTTAATGATCCTAGATCTGCATTGTTTTTTGAGTTTATACGCTTATTAAAAGTCATCAAACCAAAATACTTTTTATTAGAAAATGTAAAAATGAAAAAAGAGTTTTTACAAATTATATCTGAACAAGTATCAGTTTGTTATCCAGAGATAATATTTGGTATAGAGCCTATTTTTATAAATAGTTCGCTACTAAGTGCTCAATCTCGCCAACGCTACTATTGGACTAACATACCAGGTATTCAACAACCAGAAGATAGAGGCATAGTGTTAAAAGACATATTAGAAAATGATTTTAGTAGTGATAGAGATAAAAGCTATTGTATTGACGCTAATTATTCAAAAACTGGTGCAAAACCTCATCATTACAAGGATAAATACCGTAGACAGTTGGTTAATAAGCCTATAAAAGTAGGCATGAATGTTGAAGAAGTTAAGATAAGAAAGCATGAGGTAGACGAAAAAGCATTACAAAAACTGCTTAGATCTGCAAAAAAAGAAAGTAAAAAGACAATAAAAGATATAGCAAAAGAATGTAATGTGCCTTTAACCAAGGCTGAACATTGGTTTAGGACTGACAGCAGTTTTGCTATACCTAAAGATACAGTGTGGATAAAGCTTAAATTTGTGTTAGGTATAACAACAAACAAATTTGACAAAGCATTATTAGAGTTTGAGTACAGAGATGGTGTCTTTGAAAGCACTCAAAGAGTTTATAGCGATCAAGGTAAATCACCTACACTCACTGCATCAAATAAAGAGCAAATGATTGAAACAAAGCCTAAACAAGTAGGCGTTGCAGTAGATATAAAAGGACATGATCAAATCAAAAGAGTGTACAGTCCAGAGGGCAAGTCACCCACAGTAACAACCTGTGGTGGTGGTCATAGAGAGCCAAAGGTAATAACTGGTGGGGCTTTCCGTGGTAGAGCTTACGATAAATATGGTAAACGTATGGATAAAGATGGCGTATCGGTAGCAAATAAAACAAAACAGATGCTCGAACTTAGACAAGATAGTAAATCAAACGCTATAACAACGGTTGGCAAAGATAGTGTTGTAGTTGAAAAATCGCATCCGATAAAAGCTAATTACTACAAATCATCACGAGCAAACTTTGAAAATGATACAAAAAAAGGTGGTAAGTTTTCAGCCACAGGTGTGCAACAAGAAGATCTTACCTGGCGTAAGCTCACGCCTTTAGAATGTATGCGACTTCAGACAGTGCCAGACGATTATCTAATGCCTGTATCAAATTCACAAAAATATAAACTTTTAGGCAACGGCTGGACTATAGAAGTTATAAAGCATATATACAAAAATATGGATGTAACATGAAAGTAAAAAAGTGTGTAAAGTGTAAAAACACCTATAGATTAGACTTTTTTAGGACTAGACAAGTCAAATACGTGGTAGAACACATTGATATTTGTAAAGATTGTGACAATGCAAATTATCGTGTTATGATGCGATATGCTAAAGATTGTAGAAATAAAGCATAAACAAGGCAAACCTACGTTACCAGAGTTAATAAACAGATTAGATTGTATGTTTGATAACATGGTTTATCGTGGTGAAGATAGGCTAAATGTTGTCCTGGCTAGTTTAAGTTTTTGTATATCTCAGCTCAATGTAGAGTTTGGTGATAAAGAAGTTATAAAGCTAGTTCAAGAACTTTTAGACCAATATATTGACAAATCTGCTAAGAAATAGATTATTGTCAATTATTGTCAAAACAATTTGACAGTTAAAAACGTGATAAGAATGGGCTTTTGACGAATATTTTATTTTTTTCATTTTTGTCACAAGAGAATAACTAAAACTCTTTAAAAATATTAGAAAATACTTGACTAGATCTACACTTCTCAAGTATCCTCTCAATACACTTTAGGATAAAGTGGGGATAGCTAGTATATAAATATCGCCACGACTAATATGCGAACATGGGACATAGAAAGAATAAATTAGAATATGAACCTATCATCTCTTCAGAAGAAGAAGCTCCAATTGAATACTGCAACCTAGACGAAAAGCTCAATCGTAGACAACGAAACTTTATCTGGATCGCAGTAAATAATCCTCGTTTATCACTTGTAGAGTGTGCCCATAAAGCAGGCTATACATCTCCACGCCAGATGGCTAATAAATTAATGAGTAAGCCTATTATTCGCAAAGAATATAATTATTTGATGAACCAGGCTAAAAAGAAATATGAACTAAACTATGATCGTGCTGTCCAGGATCTCTATGATATTCGGGACAAGGCAATAGAGGCAGGCTCGTTTAACGCGGCGATATCTGCCCAGAACTCGCTGCTAAAAGTCGGGGGCCTAATAGTTGATCGTAAAGAAGTTATGTTTGGAAAGGTAGATCAAATGAGTCGGGAAGAAGTAGAAAACAGACTTAAGCAGCTAATGGGTAATGTTGTTGAGGCTAGTATTGAAAACAAGCAGCCAGATCCTTCCCTGGTGATTGACGAAGCTGAGATAGAAAAAGAAGACGAAAAAAAAGGCGTGTCTGAAGGAGAGGAGTAAGTATGAAAAATTTACGTGAAAATTTATATACAGTTATCGGACACGCCAAGCCCGATTATATGTTATGAATTTGTTATATTCAAGAACTTATCTAAATCTTTAAATAAAGCCCTTCTATTAGTGAACCAAGCTGTGCGTGTGTTTAGATTGTTTTCAAAGACTTGATAACCGACAGTAAAGTTGACTTGCTTAATTAGAGGATATTGTGTCAAGTCAAACTCTACTGGGTTAAAAGGAACTATCTTAACATAGTATTTATTCTTCATCAGTCGGAGTAGATGCAAAGTATACAAGAGCATATACTCCAAGCGTGATATAAAAGACTGTATCAATCACTAGAGATACTCTTTAAATCCTCTATGTTAATTTGCATAACTGGTGTATCGGGGTGGTCATAATCGTCATACTCTTCATCATATTCTGATACGAAACCTACCTTAAATTCTTCTGCAAGTGGATCTAAAATATCATCAGCGTTATTGCCACCATAACGATACAAATCAATTACATTGTTTTGCTTGTCGGTTGAGAAATAAATACAAGAATCGCATAAAAAATATTGTTTATCTTTTGTATCTATAACATCAAAGCCAATATCTTTTAGATACTTATTTTTTTTAATTGCATCAAGTGGTATTGGTTTGGTTGGTCTGTAATATGTTGACATGGTTATTTACCTCCTAAATTTTTTTCGTTTTTAATTATAAAAGTAATGAATACAATACTAAGTATTGAGTAGCTAATTATTTCTATTGTTGTCATGGTTAAAATCCTCCTCTAAATAAATAAAATAATGCTCTTAAACGCCACTCAGATAAGTGGCGTAGATGTTTTGGTATTCTTCTACGATCAATGTTGCTCACTTTAACTCCTTTAAATAATTAGCAAAATCTTCACGCTCTGTTGCATACTCTTCATTGGTAAGGACTCCGTATTCTTCTCTTGACTGTTTGAGTATTCTAAGTGTTTCTAAACCACGATACCCATCATCTCCAATAGCCAAACATACTGCTTCCATAACTTCTGCTTCTGTATATCTAGCCATTATGCTGACTCCTCTGCTTCAACTTTGGTAATCTCTGCTGAAACTTCTTCCCACTCTGTTGTGTCATTGAGAAGAGCAGACTCCTCTGCTTCTTCCCAATTAGTAGCTTTCACATAAGCACGTTCAACTGTGGTAAATGTTTTAGTGACACAAAATTCTTTTTTTAATTCACTCATGCTGACTCCTCTTGTAAGTGAATGTTAGTTAATACATCAACTAAAGGTTTAAAGTCATTTTCTATAAAATCTTTATCCAGTATTTTAAAATTATCATCAACTTCCATGCCTTCGCATACATACCATTGACCACGCTTGAAAATATAGATCCATTCTATATCCCATTGAATATCATTTAAGTATGAATGTAATGAATGATATATCATTGGTGCTTCTTTGCTTGTTCCTCCTCTTTCTAACGAATCTTTAAGATTTGGTTTAAGACCAACAAAATAACCTTGATTGGCTAATTCTTCTGCTTTTTGTGGTGTGTTGTAATTCTCATTGAGTATTACTCCGTTATATTCTGGGTATCCGTCATAATGACAGTAAGCCACTACAACTTGCCCGTTTGGTCGCTCATAAGCGATATTACTTCTCGTTCCCATTTTGTATACCTCCTAAAGTATTATATATGGTTAATCCAGTGTGGTTAGTGAGAGGCACGGTTTAGTTCTTATCTCCCTTTCATACTTAACTTGCAGTTATCATGTATTGATAAGCAAAGATTTTATAAAGTCGCGTAGCCTAACCACTATTTAATGATACTATTTGTATCCAATATGTCAAGCATTATTGTAAACAATATGTAGCTAATTAATATTATAATGTTTATTTATATGTAGGGATTTTGAGGATTAATCGCATTTCTCTTGTCTCTCGCTCTCTCTTCCATAAAAAATCATGCACAAAATGGCTACAAAGCCAGTCGGGTCGGGCAGTCGGGTTGTCGGGATATTGTGTCGGGTCGGGTCGGGTTGAACTATACACATAATATAACACAGATCCACAGCTCCCTGGGTGTTATTGCTGCCAGAGGCTGCTGTGTGCCTGGGAAAAGCTCTTTTA